CGTCGCGTGCGGCGCGGGTGGCAGACCCCGGGAGTGCGGGGGAGTTTGCGCCTCCCCCATTCCCGCCCCACCCGCCGAAGCCGCCCCAGCCAAACATACCGAAAATTAAAAACAGGATGATCCAGGCTCCCCAATCTCCACCGAAGCCGTCATTTCTCCCTGTGCCGCCAGTTAAAACGGCAACATCAGAAGCAGTTAATCCGTCTGTCATAGTAATAATCTCCTCCGATTATGATATTTACAAACCGTGTGCACCCGGTTATGTACTATTTAAAAAAGCCTTTGAATACGCCCTGCATCTGCTGGGCCATCTGCTGGGCCTGGTTAAGTTGCTGCTGGCTTATCCGGCCAGACTGTAACAGTTTATTGATCTCCTCATTGGGGTTCCTACCTTCCATTTCTTTCCGGAAACGCTGGAACTGTTCCATCATTCCAGATGGGCCCCCACCATTCAAAGCGTTAAACAATGGATTCGCCATGCTTACCTCCTTCTGGCTTTGTTGCCGATTCAAGATAGCTGTACAATTCTTCGTATTTGCCCCGTAAATCGTCATATTCCTGTCTGGTAACATATTTATCGTCCAGATTTATTTCGGCCTGTTTCTGCGGCTCCTGCGAGCCCAAAACAACCTCTTTATAAGCAAACGTCCGGAGCGTCGGCATCCCGGCGGCATCTGTGGTCTTTATGTAAAAATTGGAAGTTTCGGAATCCATCAGAAGGACGCTTGTGTTTGGAGCCACAAGATACGACTTGGCCCCCGCCTCGCCCTGGACCCACAAAATCCCCTGGTTTACTTGCTGGGATTGCTGCGGTTGCTGATACTGGGCCTGCATCTGCGCCAGCCGGTCCATTTGCGGCTGTAATGGATTCATTTGCCCAAACTGATATGGATTGTACCCATATCCAGGCGTGTATGGTAATGCCATGCCTGTCCCTCCTATGACTAAATCAATGACTTTGTATGACTAAATTATGGCATAAAAAATAAGCCTCTGACAGGCTCTTAAAGTGCTGTTAAAGGCTTTAAAAAGTATATAAAAAGTGCTATTATATTCTAAAAAATAGGAGGACTATATTATGTTTATCTATCGGCCTCATCGCGGAGGATTAGAAGAAGCAATGAGAGAAAAGAAAGTTTTCAATTCAAAAGAAGAGATGTTCAATAACATTTTAGCAGAATGGCATGGGCTTATATCTTTTGAGGATTTATCCTTAAGTGAAATACTGGGTGATGATAGTCGAATAGGCTGGAAAGACTGTCGCTATGTTCTAACACAAAGATGTGGAGGCGAAAATTACTCCATCCCTCAAGCTATCGGATATTGCTCTGAAAAATGGGAATAGCATAAAAACTATTCCCTGTTAATTACTTTTGGCCAGTAAACCTTGTTTATCCACTCATTCATGCGTTTACTGTCTGTCAACTGTATAATCTTATTATTTACTCTTCGGCTAATCTTCTTGACATTTGTCATTTCACAGTGCATAATCTCCGCACATTGTTCCAGAGGTACGCCCTTCTTTCTGAGATCAAAAAGCGCGGATTCCTGTGGGCTGAAATTGCAAAATTCTTCGTAATATGCCAGCTGTGGCACCGTGAAATCATATACCTTCAAAAAGATTCTCCTTACTGCGTCTGTGCCAGATAGGAAATGAGCTTGTCTCTCGTTTTTTTTAACTGCTCCACGTTGTTCCCGGATATCTGGCTGTTAAGCATAGTCACCAGCGTTTCCATGATGAGGCTGTCTCTTTCTCTGATTTCCTGCATGGCCTCATAATCTCTTTTGTCGTGTCTTTCCAGTGTCTCCACCCGGTCATTTAGTTTAACCGCCGGAGCAATCCACTTGTGGATCACCGCCGCCGCACCGCCAATAACGGAAATACCTCCGCAAATTGCAAGTATCGTCTGTACTGTCTCCATTACGTCCATGTATCAGTCCTCCGGTTCAAAATATTGGCATATTTTACAATCCTCGTCTGGGTCCGGAAAGTCACAACACATTTTGCACTGGTCATTACAACATACTTCATTACAGAAATATTTACAGCCTTCTTTGTCATAAACATCTACTTTGTATGTTCCGTCCGGAAGTTGCTCTAGCCATCTACTCATATTATCTCTCCCAGTAATAAATAGGTATCTCCTGTCCGCTGTCCCATGTATCCCAATAATACCCGTCCTGTATGCACACCACATGTCCGTCAATAGCCAGGATATATGTTCCCACCGGATGATCCCGGCAAAAGTCCTCCACTGTGTAAATATACTGTCCGTGATCGTCTACGATATGCCGCCGGAATCCGTTGTCCCGAAGATACGCTCCCCACACAACGTTGGCAGACGGCATATCCGAAAGCTGACACGCCTTAACCATCACACCGGAAAATGCTGTCTCCCAATCAATGTCAAGGGCCTTGCATATCGCCCGGATAACGCAATCGCCTACACGGCGGGCGCTGGGATTAGGATTGAATTGTTTCCATCTGCTCACTTCTTGCGCTCACTTTCTTTCCTGTCCTTCTCTTTCTTACGTTTTTCCTCTTCTTCTCTCCTCTGCCTAATTGCATTGGCTTGATTCGTTGCTATGATCCCTTGTATCATAATTGGCATAATCATTCCCCTTTCGTATTCTGATACCGCCGCGCCGCCCCTCTGGCTTTTGCCGCCTGTTCTCTTGACCACTTGGCAATCTGGAGGCGTTCTGAAAGCGGTCGCAAACTGTTCTCTTTGCAAAACTCATTGTATGCCTTATTCTGCCGGGACAGGAGATAGGATTTTCGGTCAAGGGTCTGTTGCAATTCAAACCTTGCCGCCTCGTCCTGGCATTTATCCACGGCCTCTTGTAGCCCCATGACCTCCCGCTTTGTCTTGCGGACACGACGCTCAAGGGTACGCTGGCGTTGCTCCAGCTTTTCTATGCGAACGTTATCGGCTGTCATTATATCTTTATAGGGATTTTCTTGTCCCTCATAGTACGGGCCGAAGCTATGACGTTCGGCAGTTTGCCCCGCAAATCCCGTCAACCTTGCCCCAGCCACAGGTATCAACAAAATCTGGATACAAACTACTCATTCAATCGCCCCCTTTATTCAATATTGGTATAACCCCAATATCTTAACTCCATTTGTTTTCTTGCTTCTATAGCTTCTTCCTTTGTTCGGAAAACTCTATCTTCCACACGCTTCCCACCTACGGAAATATAAGCCCTCCATTTTGAATGGTTATTGTCAAACAGAACTCCTTTTATTCCGCTTTTATTGTTCTTGTTCAGCGTTGTGGGATTTTTTATATTTTCTACAATTTCTCCAAACGTCCAGCCATGATTAAGTTTTCCTCTGATATATTCGCGCCGAACACCGAAAAAATGTTCCCATTCTCCTACAGTTTTTGTCTGTCCTTGATACTCTATCTTCCAACTACTCTGTTTATTATTATTTTGCCATTTCAGCGGAACCCAACGGCAATTATCAGGGGAATATCCTTTGTCAACGTCTATCCTGTCTATCGTTAAGCCTTTATTGTATCCGCTTATATAAGCCCAAAATAAAAACGCTTCAAATCTTTCCCATTCTTCGCATACCTTTATTCCTCTATCAAAATATGCAACTTTATTATGCGACTGAGCATTTTCTGAAGTCCTTATTTTCATTCCAGACCATATTCTATAAAGCCTTGTTCCAGCCATTCCATGAGAGTATTTTCCAGTCTGACGTACTTCTTCTTTTTGCCTTTTTCCATTTTCTACGCAAAACTCCTCAAATGTCATATAATCTCTCCTTTTATTATTTCAATTTATTTCAACTTATTTTTATTTTATCATAAATTGAAAGTAATTGCAATGAATAAAAAGATATGGTATTCTATTTTAAAAGGAGGCGTTCATATGGTATCTAACAGAGGATTAAAAAATCGTACTGCTATATCTACATCAATCGACAAAGAGTTATATGCAAAGCTGAAGGAATATTCTGAAGAAACTGGGATACCTTTAAGCAAATTATTCGATAAAGCGGTATCCGCATATCTCGAAAGTATCAAGAGGGATTAACCACCCTCTTTTTTCTTTGCCTTGTCAACCTTGTCCCAGTCAACAGAATATATTCCGGCTTGCCAGTATAGGTGGTTTGTATGATCTGGCCCTCCTGACCCTGTACGTGCGCCTATATGCGCCGATGTCAAGACCAGTGAACAGCCCATTTCTTTCATTCTGGCAAGCGTTATATCTGCACACGCCTGGGCTATCCCGGTACGCACGGCCCGCGCTGTGGCGACCTCTATGGTGTCTCGGTGACCGGAAGGGTAGTCCACATACACTCCGCCGATTGCAACGCTCTCCACGGCCTCTCTGACGGCCTGTGAGTAGCTTATGGCCCCGCTCATGACTTTGTTATAGGCAAAATCACATTCGTTCAGAAAAAGCTTCTGTGCGGCTTCTGCGGTGCTGCGGGTCATGTTCCGCCACTCTCCCAGGGTGGCGTTGTAGTTCCGCTCCATGAGCCGGATCAGCGCCGGGGACTGTGTCAGCGACATGGGAGACAGCCCGGCGGCCCGGTATATCTTGTCATCGTATTCCAGGGCCTTGACTCCGGCCTCTTCCATAGCCGCCTTGATTTCCTTCTCCTGCCGCTTCGTGTACTTCGTCAGCTCCGCCGTGATGTCCTGTAAAAGGTATCCGCTGTCCTGTAACACCTGGATGCGCCACGCATCGGAGGAGGTAAGGAGATAATCGTCCCCCCGCCCGATGCGTATCATCATGCGGTCTACGATCTGGCGGATTATGTACTCATGGAGCTGGGAAGCAATGTTTTCCGCCCCGTCCGCTATTTGCTGGAGATAATGAGGGTCAAGCATATTTTTTCTTTACTCCTGTTATCTTACATTCAAAATCGAACTCTCCATTTTGTGTGAAGGGGCAAAAGTCCACACGTCCGTCACTACAATCTATACCTCTTCCATCCAGATATTCAAAGATTGCTTGAAATACGTCATCCGATGTCATGACAATCATAGTTTCTTCTCTCATTTTATTCCTCCTCACTTATTATTTTTTCTTCTTCCTTTTGTTTTGCCTTTTTACGCCATCAATACAATCAAAAAGCAAAACAGTACCTATAATTACCACGATTGCAAATAATATTTCCATGTTATTCCTCCTGGAAAAATCCCGGTTCTTCTTTCGGCTGTGCCGCCGTCACCATTGCTGCCGCTTCTTCCGGCGTGAATCCCTCATATTTTTCAAGGTAATACTCTTTTGTGTAAAACCCTTGTAATGTAAGCTGGTACGCCCTCGCCCTGTCCTCGTCAAAATTATATGTAATGTCCCCGAAGCTGTACACCACATCATAATTACCTTTGGGGGCTAACCCATACCCATCTGCATACACAGACATTGCGTAGATAGCATCATTCAGACAGCTTTCCAGCTTGTCCCGGACATCCTTGATAAACTGGATCGTCCGCTGCTGCTCCGCTTCAACGCCTGTCGCTGTCTGGATCCCGGAGGATTCGTTGAATACGAAATACCCGTTAGAAAAGCCGCACTTGTACCCGATCTGGGACAGAAGGGCATTAATCCCGGAAAGCCTGGTATCAGTGTTAAGCTGCGGGTTAATCTCCTGGTAAAACTCCTCCGGGCTGTTACCAAACACATTCTTGACATAATGCGGCATCTTCACATCCGCAACACGTCCATTAAGGCTTTTCCCGCTGTCGTACATAAGCCGGTCATCTGCCAGGATTATCTTTTCGCTGTCATAGACCTCTCCTGCGTTTCGGCTGTATGCGATATCCAGGTCCTTCATTTCTTCGATGGCCGACGCAAAAACAGGCATCCCAAGTGGAGAAGCAAGGTCTATATTATTCGCTCCGGGAGTTCGGAACACCCCGAACATGGAGGAATCTAACCGCTCGTTGTTGTCTTTTATAATCCGCTCAATCGGGGCCAGATGCGCCCATCTTGTGTCGGTTATCGCAATCGGGTCACCGATAGAGCTCGAATTTTTGGAAACGTAGGTTTTATTTTCGATGTAGTACGGATATACCGTCTTTCCATCTTCATGTTCTGCCACGAAATTATGGTACTCCAGGCGAGTGTAGTATTTATCGTTTTCCTCATATGTTTCCCGGAAAACGATTCCCGTAATATTGTTGTTCCCGTCCGTCTCCGTCACCATGAAATTAAGAGGGGAGACAAAGTCGAACCCATCATCCGTAGGTTTGATAATGATTGTGCCGTATGCACATCCATACTCTACCCAGTCACGAAGATTATAATACGCCTTATCAATCTGCTCCTGGAGCCATTTCCCACGCTCCCCGCCGCTGACCTGTATCTTAATCCCCAACATAACAAGACGCGCTGTCTCAGAGCATACAGACTTTGCAAAGTTGATGGTCTTAATTCTCTCCTCTGCGTCCAACCAGTACGGAGTTCCCTGGTAAATGTTCGCCCATTCTGAGATTTTTGTCAGCATCTGCGCCGATGCGATATCCTTTACCCGGAAATCTTTTTCTGCTTGTTTTCTGAATATCATCCCTATCCACCTTTTTACTGTTGCGATAATTCCCATTATGCGCTGTGTCCTCTCCTCATAGCCATCGGAGATATTGCATAGCGGAGAGCGTCGATCCAGTGATCGTTGCCGTCCGGGTAATCTGCTATCACTTCTCCGTTGCCGTCTACTTCATGTTCGTATTCTGTAATTTCCTTGTATGCCCGTGGTGTTCTGGCCGGATCAATAACAATCGTCCGGCACTGTAACCACTCAAAGGTGTACTTCCGGCTCCCCGGCGTTACAATGGCGTTTCTGGCCGGGATCCCGGCGTCCCGAAGGTCCACAATGCTTTCCTGTTCATCCACGCCGCACATCAGAGCATAATCGTCATACCCCTTGTCCTTTATCATCTGCGCCATGTCTGCATTTCTGATCTTGCACCCGCCCAGCTCATCCAGTAGGACAATCTGCTCCTTATTGGGCACATAGGCGGCCCGGATAAAGGCTTTCGGGTCCGGGTACCATCCGAAGTCTTGCCCTTGATAGATTGACTGGTATGTCTGGATCTCCTCATCGGTTATCGTCCGTATCTCCAGCATGTCAAAGATATTGGTCCCCAGGCCCACCGGCTCGCCCAGGTACTCGTGGCGATATGCCCGCTCATTTGTGGTTCTTAAGTGCTCAGCGTCAGCTATAAACTGATCGCCAAGCCAATCCGCCGGAACGCTTGTATAATCGCTCTTGTGTCGGTAACTGTCCTCTCTCGGCTCGTTGATGTACACGTTTGCCCAGTTGCTCCGGCTGATAGGTGGGTTAAAGGATTTGAACACCACAAACTTGCTCCCACCGCGGAGAATAGACTGCTGTACTGTACGTATTTCTTCGATTCCGGAGAACTCATCCAATTCCTCCAGCCAGAGGTATTTGAAATATCCCCGGCTGGTCTTGATGGACTTCGTTTTCTTCGCTTTGTCCAGCCCCCGGAAGATAATTTTCTGTCCCGTGGGCCTATATACATACTGCATGGGGCTGACGCTGGATGCCCACAGGTCATTGGCTCCCAGCGCATCAATTCCCCATGCAATCTGCTCAAATACGGATTCGCGGAGGGTATTTCCTACTTTTCGGAAGATAACGGCATTTGAATGTACTCCGTTCTTTGCGTCCATCATCATTCCCAGCGGAATTTCTGTTCCTATAAAAGAGGATTTCGTGGAGCCGCGCCCTCCGTATAGGTCGTAGTATGTATGCTTTCCGTCCAGGATGTCCCAGTGGACGGGGTAAAAGGCGGGGGCTATGATGTCTGTAAGTTGGATTGTATCAGCCATTTTCTTTTATTCCCTCGGTATGTTATTCACAATAACAATGCCGCCGGCATCTGTGTTCTGTCCTTCCGTCCGTTCATGCCGCTTCATCAGTTCCCGCCCGGCGGCCATTCGTGTATCCAGCGAAGCCTCAAGTCCAAACTGGTCTTTGACTTCTCCCCGCAGCACCGCAGAATAAAATCTTTGCACCTCGGCGGCGTCTGCGATGCGGGAATCGTCGATTTGTTTCTGGCGTTCTGCGATATATGCGGAAACATTAGGTTTTTTTAAGTTTTCATTGCCTATTACTGCCGCTGTTTTCTCCGAATATCCCGCTTTTCTCGCCGCTTCAGTTACATTCCCGCTTTGTAAAAAATAATCCGCAAACGCCTTCTGCTTCGGTGTAAGCATTTATCCACCACCTTCGATCATTTTGTCCACACAAGCATTCCACCCGGCGTTATACATCCAATCTATCACACGCCTTCCGGATTCCGTTTGCATTGGGCATTTTTCTGGCAATTTCTTCACCGGACACCAATCCGGCTTTCCCGGTCTCTCATAAGAGCAGAATCTATCCACTTCTACGTTTTCGATCCCGCAAAATCTTTTCCCCTGTATCATCTGCCTGTTATCATAGTCGCGCTCATGGCAGAAATCACAGGTCAAACAGCTTTCTGGGAAGTCTGTGGTTACAAATCCGTCGGGCGCATCCGGTTTCTTCTCTTCCGCAGCAGCCTCTTCGAGCATCTTGAGCTTTGCCAGTGCCATCCCAATATTCTGGGACATTACATAGGGCAGATTGTTCTGGATCCGCGAGAAATCTTCCAACGCCACCTCGGAAAAGTTATCATCCCAGGAAAACGGCTCCACCTTGATTGTAAACTCTGGATTATCCATTCTTTCACTCCTTTATCTGCTCCCATATCTCCGCCAGGCACTTGACAGCCTCCACCGTGCTCGCCGTTCGCAATATCTCATAGTCCCTCATCCGCCAGCCGTTTCTCGTTTCCTGGAGTGTAGGTGTTGACAATATCCACATGGTTATCATTCTCTCCTGTTCTGGGCTGTAAAATTGGCTGGTTCCGATCTTGACAATAAGGCCAGTGGAGAGGATCGCGCGCTGAAGTTTTTTAAGTGTCAAATTAAGATTCATCTTCTCATTCCTTTATCTTAATTTTACCACAATTCCGCGTGCTACCTCTCCTCACATTTTCAGCCTTTCCACTGTCCCGTCATACGGAGCCAGTGGTAAAATTTGGCCATTGTGCCGCGCTTGTATGAGTAGAAATCGTCCTCCGTAACAGGGATGTTCCAGCCTTTTTTAATCAGTGTGCGGTATCCCTCGCCCTCTTTGGTAATAGACTCGCATACGGCCTTCTCGAGGCCAGGAGCCGCACTTTTTGCACAGTTGTAGAGGGTGGAATACTCCCCCGGCTTCAAGTCCCGGCAACGCTCCTTCAATCTGCCCTCGTCTCCTGGAAATACTTCCAGGTCAATGAGTGTCTTTTCCCTTGTCCGTATACTTATCCACCCCCTTCGCTTATTTTCCCCTCTTAATCCTCCGGCTTTTCTTCTTTTTCCCACACAGGGCCGTCTTTCCTCCGGAATTTACCTGTCTGCCATAGATAAAAACGTTGAAATTACTTCTGCTCATTTTTCCTCCATAAAATCAAATATTGTCATCTGCCGAATTTACCAGTTCTGTAATCTTCTTTTCGATCGGATTCACAACCAGTTCCATAACATCCGTGGCGTATTTTTCTTTCCAAAACTTTTCTCTTTTCCAAAACCATTTTTTGTGTACTATTTCAATAATACAACTACACCCTATGCTTTCTAATGCACCCAAATGCCCATCACAATTTCTTTGTTCATACCATGTTTCAAATTCTTTGAATGTCATTTTCCTTCCTCCAAAAGCTCATTAAATTTCTCAAAAGCCCTCTGAGATACCTTGTTATTCTGCTTCTCCGGCTTCAGACTTACGGATAGGTGGACGCTGATAATATGTCCAAGTTCCCTTGCCATGTTCTTCCGCCCCTGGGCCAGCCCGTCACGGTATCCTTTTGCCGGACGGAAGTCATTGATTTTCTCCTTTTCCTCTCCCTGGCCACCGGCGGTCTTGTTATACCGGCACTGATAACCACGCTTTGTATATTCCAGGATCCAGTATTGTTCCCACTTATCAAGCTCTGGCGCCGGATAGTGCCGGATCCCGATTCTCCAACCGTAGGGATTCTCCTCGCTCCAGAATCCTCGCTTTTTGAGGCTGAGGTCTATGTGCTGATATCCAGTGAGATGACTGCACATCCGCTGCATGATATGTACTGCCTGGCCTATGTAAAAATAATTGATTCCGTTTCCATCGGTCCGGGTAAGGAAGTAGATTCCGCTGTTATCATCAAGCACCGGATTAACTTTCAACAGCCGCTCCCGGTGCTTTTGCTCTATGGCTTTCACCTTTGCGATATTCTTGTATTGGCTCAATCGTTATCACGCTCCTTTAATATATCTTCCAATCCTTTCTTAACATACTGAACCACCGGATTACTCATATCCAGATACCTGTAGAACTTCACACCACCACACTTCCGAAGTCTGTTAAAAATTCGCCGTTTGGTTTCTGGGTTTTTCTCCAAAATATCAATGATATATTTTGGATGAGAACGTAATTTTCGTTCAATTCTATTCTGTTCCTCACAGTATTCCAATCCCTGAAACTCTCCCGGTAACAAACTCGGCATATACGGTCTGAACATATGCAAAATTACAAAATTCTCAATTTCCAAGCACTCAATCATGGCTGTTCTCCTTGTATCTCATTCTCAAATCGTAGATAAACTGGCATATTTCTTCTGCAATCTCTTCTGATTCTTCGATTCTTGCAAGGTGTCTGACATACTGCTTTCCACAAATAACACAGGTCAGCTTTCGTATCGTTTCCCATACTTGCCAAGACACAATACTGTTATCAAAAGCATCTGTCATCAGAGAATGTCCTCCTCCACCATTTTCATCTCTGAACCACTTATTTCTAGGTTCTTTTAATACGCTTTGTGTATCTTCTCTGTTCAGACAACCTTTATATTTTTTCTCAAACCGCTCTTCTAGTTCATTTAAAATCTCTTGTTTCTCTGATTCTGTCATCCTTTTTCTTTCCTCTTCATAATTGACCACATTCTCCGGCGGCCTCCCGGATCGCTCTGCACGCGGTCGGCTCCAGGTATCCTTCTTTATTTCTCATCATACTGTTCCGGTAACGGCATCCAGGCATTGACAAACAGCCCGCAGCTTTTATATGTGTAATATCCGTACCCCATATAAAAATTCCCTCCCTCATCGTTTTCCTCGTACCTGCCGATATCTGGATGATCAAAATTTTCAAAGGATACCAGTACATATGATTTGTTTTCTGGGGTCCTTTCTTCCGGGAGAATCCATTTTGAGGATTCTAAGTGCCGTTTTAAATTGTTAAAATTCTCCCACACTTCACAACCGTTTCTCCACGGCACATCCACCAATTCTGGATGCTCCACTGTCTGGTTCAGCGCCCACATAAGATTCCACGCAGCCGCCCTCAGATGGGGCTCGTCTGTATCGCCGCGCATATACTTGACCAGGTGCCGCATAGCCGAGTCGCAGAGGCTGTGCTGCGGGATCCCCTTGTCCACGTTGTGCTCGCCATATTTGGCGGCGCCCTCTTCGCAGTGCTTTGACAACTCGATCAGCGCCGACAGAGGGAGGAGATCCATCCTCCCCTTGCCCGCATGCATGTCCCGGACAGCTCCGGTGTCAAATTTTGTGCGCTCCCCACTGTCTTTGATCATCGCTTATCCTCCTCACTGGCGTTGATTAAATCCGACCATAGTACACTTTCGCATACTCCGCTCTTAAGCTGTACATGGACAAAATACTCATATATGCCGATAACCGTTGCTTTTCTCTGTACCCCGGTCTTAACTGCATACAAAGAGTCCTTTGTGCTTCCCTTTTGGGTCATTATCGTGACCTTTGACCCGATCTTAATTTTCTTTTTTGCCTCTGCCACATTGCGTATTATCACTGGTCTCCCTCCTGTTTTTGATATCATCCCAGATCATCGCCTCATAGTTATTTTCCCTACTCTCAAAGTTATCAAATCGGGTTTTAGGCTTTTTAACATCCTGGTGTTGTGTAGGCGCTCTATTTTGAGATCTTGACAACCAACTGTGGATAAATCTTCTGATTCCTCTTTTGGTTTTGCGATTGCGAGGGTTACCCATTGACCATCCAACCATGTTGCGGATTTCTTGCCTGCAATCTATGCCCGGATAGAGCTGCTGGAACTCGTCCACGTCGTTCTCCGTCACGTTGTACAGGGATCCGTCATTCAAAGGGATTTGTGCAAATGCAGGGCTGGCCGGAGTGGATATTTCCAGCTCCGGGCATAATTCTTTTATATTTTCTTTTTCCTTTACATTTACATTTTCCTTTACATTAACATTTACATTAGGTTTTTCATTTTCATAACCACTGGTTTTTATATTTTCCTCATTTTCATAACCACTGGTTTTTTTCGACGGCCTTCCACCCTTTTTTCCATCATTTTTGCGCTTGATATTAGCGTCAATTTGGGGTTTTGCCATATCATAGGCAACCATATACAGGCCCTCTTCTTCTGGCTCTGTTCCGTCCAAGCCGTAATCAACGATGGCCCATAGAGCCTTTAGCTGTTCGGCTTCCGGCAGCCGCTTGATTGCTTTCGCAAAACTACGGTAAAATATGAGGCTGTCCCGCTCCGCATTATCCATTTCCTCCTCCAAACATTTCCATTTGTCCAGGAATCATATTCTCCATGCTCTTTATAAAACGCTCAGACCCCTTTGTAGAGGCTTTTATGGCTCTTGCCCTGTTATTCTGCCTCCGTATCCATTCAGCCGCTTCTACGGCTCCCTGGGCTGTCCTGGATGGTTTATAATATCCACTCCCATTGTGGAGTTCTATGATGGAGTGTTTTTTTCTCAAACTTTCGATTGCTGCTCTGACCAGGCGGTCATGATATCCTGTCAAAATGGTCAACTCATATCGGCTCACAGCATTTTCTGATCCAGTACCTATGCAGTTATAGACTCTGGACTTTACAGCATCAAAATCTTTCCTTTGTTTCATTCTTCCTCCTTTCCGGCCCGGCCTATGCCGGACCAGGAGTAATATAAATGGCATCTAATACTGTGACATATTATTCCGCCACCAGAAGGCTATAAATAGGATTTTCCGAACTCGAAGATAAACTGCTGCCGGGTCCCGTGCTTGCTCTCATAATCACGCTGACACGCAGCCTTAAGGTATCCGTCAAGTTTCTTGTTCTCCGGTGTAGGCCGGAACCTTGCCCCATTAGGGTGCATGTCATATCTCAACGGGATTACATATCCATACTTTTCGGATCTGGACCGATTGGCGCCGCCGAATACATGATGCCTCTCAATCTGGAGAGACCCAGTAAAATAGCAATGGTCCATATCGTCCGTAAAGATGCTCCACAGCTTTTTCAGATTCCCCACTCCCTTCTCATTCGTTCAATTTCATCCGGCGGCAAGGTCTCAATCCCCATTTCCTTGCACTCCGATACGATTCCGTCAATAAAACTGGCCATCTCCTTAGAGTCAAAGGTACTGGAGCCAAAATAGCATTGCAGCTGGATCCCGGTGCTTCCGTTGACCTGTATGGGGCCGAGGACTTTAACAGTCCTCCACTCGCCCTTGACACGCTCTACCGCCTCTGGCCTTACGATGATATGGGTAAAAACAGGGCTGTATCGCTCCAGCATCATCAAATAAACGGACCACTTGTCAGTACGTATGGCCTCTGCAATCTTTTGCATCAGCACCCAGGCATATGCGTTGGCATCCAGGCTACGCCTTTCACGATGCTGTTTTACGCAAATACGAAGCAGCTTGTCCTTAATATTTTCTATTCCTCCAGTAATGTTCTCATCAGTAGAAAATGTGATTTCCCACTTTCCGCTCATCCAATCTTGAGAAATGCTCTTTAGCTTTCCAGTACATTCCATTCGGATCACCTCTGTGGATTATTCCAAGGGAGGGTTGGATCATCTGAATTTTCTGGAGGAATTGTGTTAAGATCAATAGGCTTGTCTGGCCTGGATTTTAATCTGTCTATGGCTTTTTCATAATCCATAATAGTAAGGTCATGGATATCGTTCACATGATACTCTTTAAGGAGTCCAGATAATCCCACTCCAGTTCTTTGCAGTTGCATATATAATTCATTGATATGCTTAGCTTCTAACTTTGCCATTTTAGGATTCGATTCTTCTTTTGGTTTATCTCCCATAGAGTACATGATTTTCCCATTTCCATTTGCGATTTCCAAGAGATTTATTCGCCTGTTATCATCGTACCCAATATCACATACAAAAAAATTCTCAAAGCAAGAAAATCTACCATTTTGTCCTTTAGATATCTTGCATACGCTAGAAGGGATCCAGATGAAAGGGGCTGTATACAACTCTCTGCCAATCCCCCAATTAAAGCACGCTCGCTTAAAACTATCAGAAGCCTGTCCCTTTTCTTTTTCTGTGTAGCTCTCTGTTCCAACATCTTGCTTAGAAACCCATTCTCCGCTTTCGTTGTCTTTAATACTGACTGTACAATATAGCCTGTCGCCAATCAGTTGATGAGACCGGCTCCAATTCATAGGGCCAATAACCTCATCAAGAATATTCTGGTCTACTCTCGCATCTTTATATAGCAGAATTGACACTCCAGATTCTTTCACCATTGCGATGCGGCAATCAATCTCATCTGCATTCAGCAGCCTAAATTCTAACTTCTTACCGTTCTCCGTTTTTAACACCCTCTTCCTCCATCATATTTACGACATGATGGATTATTTTTTCATATAAAACTTTTTCGGCGTAAGATAAGGGAGTAATTGACTGCTGCCCCCTAAGCCATCCAACCAGTTTCGTTCCATCAATTACTTTATGCTCCAGCATACTGACGCCTCCAGTCCTTCTATCACTTCAGACCCTCTTGCACGTCCTTTTTGTTTTTTACGCATCCGCTGGGCGGCCTTGTCCCGACACCTCCGGCACAAACGTCCATCCTCCTCCAGATACGCGCCGCAGACATCGCATCTGTCCAACATATTATTCATTTTTCTTTTTCGCATCCTCCAGTTTTATCCAGATCCGGCATTTGTCTATAATCGGAATCGGCTCGCTTGTCCTCTCATGAAAGATATCCCGCTGTACAAGGCCAACGATATACTCATGCTCCTCCTCTGACAAAAACGTCAGAATCTCTTTACTTGCCATTGATATCCCCTCTCCTATCTGCTATACTTACCTGTGTAAGTTATTTTTTCTGCGCCCACCGGAGTTACCGCTCCAGGGCGCTTTTTCTTTCCAAGCTTGTACCGATTAAGGCCAAGCTGAATCATTGCCTGGTTGGTTCCATTTCTTCGTCTGCTCATGCTTCCTCCTCTAAAAATTTCGCGGCCAGAATCAGCATCATGCCGGAAAAAAATACGGCAAGTCTTGGCATCATATAGGGAGCCAGAAGGACGTACAGGCCGAGCCAGGACAGGCTAAACAGCGTCGCTACAACCATCCACCTCACTGCCGCCCGGAAAAGTTTCTGTCTCTTCCGGGCCTGGCGCATCTTACTGATATCATGCATTTTTCTTCTTCCTCCTCTTCCTTTTGATTCCACGGCTTTTTCCGTTTTTTTTAATTCTCATTCTCTGTCCCATGTGTGACATCTCCCTGTGTACCAGTGTTAATGTTGTTCTGGCCGCTTCCATCCTGGGATACATACTCATAAGACTGCGCCACATAAATCCATGCTGCATTCGTCCCGATCAGCGCCGCCAGAGTGACAATCCATGCCAAAAACCACCTCTTTGCATTTCTTTTGGACTGCTCAATCACCTCTACTGCAAAAAACTGCTCCAAGTTGTCCCAGGATACTTTATTTTCTTTATCCATAATTTCCTCCTTTAACGAACATTTGTTCTTGCCAATCGCAGGAAATTATGGTATGATAATTTCTGCAATGGCTACCACGCTTAGCTATTGTGCCTTTCCCCGTTGGTATTTCCGGTACCAATGGGGATTTTTTATTTAGTTTTATTTATATATGTAAGCATTTCAAAGTTTCCTTCTGGGGATACCCAGATTTTAATTTTAGGATAATTTTTATAGTCTTTCGCTATGGATCTTTCCCACATCTCGCCGACCTGGGAGCTTTCCCGCATCTCGCCGACCTGGGAGCTTCCCCACATCTTGCCGACCTGGGAGCTTTCCCGCATCTTGCCGACCTGGGAGCTTTCCCACATCACGCCGACCTGGGATCTTTCCCACATCACGCCGACCTGGGATCTTTCCCGCATCTTGCCGACCTGGGATCTTTCCAGCATCTCGCCGACCTGGGAGCTTCCCCACATCACGCCGACCTGGGAGCTTCCTTGCATCTTGCCGACCTGGGATCTTTCCCACATCGCGCCGACCTGGGATCTTTCCCACATCACGCCGACCTGGGATCTTCCCCACATCACGCCGACCTGGGATCTTCCCCGCATCTCGCCGACCTGGGAGCTTCCCCACATCTTGCCGACCTGGGAATCATACAGATCAGCCATTACATCGTTAAGTAGCTTATTAACCTCACAGCGCTTCAATTTATAGTATCCAGATTCCAGTTTTCCCAGTTTCTGGTCTACCAGTACATGAGATTTCCACCATTCGCAGACAGCCGCCCGAAATTCTTTTTCTGATTCTTCTCTGCAAAACCAATCCGGCACAATGTCCTGGTCAACGACAAACGTCCATTTTTCCGGATGTTCTTCTGGGCTGATCCACCACTCACTATTTTTTGGAACCAACTCCGCTCGTACAAACGTCTTAGATGCTCCGATGTAGTCGTCCTGGATTCCGAGGGATTCCAGGAGGTTTGAATGGCTGTCATCCTTTCCTGGAGCGACAACGATTTTATTTTTTAAGATAATCCCGCTCTTAAACTGGCACATTACTCTTTACCTCCGATTTCTTTTTTTACCTTGATGATAACTAATGCTGTGATTGCTGCCACCTCTGCCAGGAGCGTAGCAGCCACCCCGGCCCAAAACGGGTCAATATACATACTCCATTTCCTCCTTAAATCTCGATTTGTCTGATGTGGCCATCCGTGCGGTGCACCAGACACATCATAGTTTGTGATTCCCACAGGACAAGCCAGTCCTTGACCATCAATCCGGCCTTTGCGATCAGCATTGCCTGCTCGTCTGTCGGCTTCTTTGCTTTTGCCATGCCCTCACCTCCTTAAGCGTATTTCCGGCCCGGTTCAGCCGTTTCTTCGGCCGCCGGAAGCGGTACGGGCTTTCTCTTGGCCAACTGGCGGAGACAAGCCTCTGTAAAGCGGCTCTGATAACCGTCGGTGTATGTAACTACAACCTTAATTTCTTTTAACTGCTGTTCGCTCACCCTTTCACCTCCCCATATTTGTTCTGGTGAACTCGCTTCTTTTTATCCTTTTTCTTCCGTTTTTGTATTAAAAACGGCTTTTTCTTTCCTGTAAAATGATTGAAATTATGTCCAGGTATGCTTTCACTCCCTTTCTTTTCTGATAAGTTTTCAACAAACCAAATAACTTCTCTGAGATTACAATTCTCTCTAAAATGGTCTGGTGGGCTATAACAAAAATCCCTTATTGCACACACATGACATTTTGTAATGTCATCTGAAATCTTTTCCGGCTTATCTGAACAAAACTTTTCAAGTCTTTTGAAGAATTCCGTTACTTCTATCTGTATTACCTCCTAAAAAATACTTGCGTTTGCCTCGATTTACTCCAACTGGAACTCCAAACTCCCATTGACATTTCCTGTATATTCTCCTATTCTTTAGCCACAGGGTACTGCCATACCCGAGTATGCAGAAAGGAGGTTATATATTGGAATTATCATCAAGACTCTATCATTGCCATAAAATCCACAAACACATAACTATTTTTGAGGATTATGAGATTGTTGATGGCAAGAAGCGCCTAGTGCGTTGCTCATGTCCATATCACAAATACACGGATATGAAGCCGCACTGTGATGGGAATACGGAATTTGGTTTTCCGTGCAGTTATGCAAAAAACTAATAACCAGACTAATCAACTCATCACATCTTTCGCTTGGCGATAGATAACAATAAAGCCGTAAGTCGCATTTGCAGCAATCCCCAGACATATCTTTGCAGTGCTTGCTGACGGCTTTATTAAATTCCATTGCGTTCATCATTCACTTTCTCACCTCCTATTCAAGAAAATATTAAAAAACCTATGAAACATATCCGTTTTTCTTTCCCGTGACAATCGCTTCTTTTAAAAGCTGAATCTTTTTTTGCTGACTCTCAGTTTTTTGCTTGAGGTCAGCGATTTCTTTTCTCATTTCTTGCAGCTCTTTTCTTGAAATAAACAGTTCCTTCCGCCTCCTCTCCTAAAAAATACTTGCGTTTACTTCGTCATGTGCTATACTCCCAATGGAGGGAGTTTTTTCGATGATAACCAGAAAACAGTACAAAAAATTAAAATCCATATACCGTTCAAACGGCACAACTGCAAAGGACTTTGACCGTAATCGCGATTTATATTATTTCCTTATCCAAAAAGGATATATTTATAAATGTCATGTTCTCGGATTTGGGGGTTATATTGTCACCCAAGAAGGCGAAGTCGAAATGAAAATCTATAAAGAAGATCTCTTTCGCTTTTGGGTAACAACCATCGTTTCGTTTGCCGCACTGGTTGTCAGCATTATCGCTATTGCATTAAAAGTATAAACAATGCAATGGTTGAGCCTAGGCAAGCCGTTGATATTATCAGACAGAACAGTGACAGTTTTACTGCCCTTTCTGAGTCTCGAATCGCATAATCGCACAACTGAGAAATACTCTGGAAACGGTCTATACTAGGGCAAATATGTCTCTGTTCTGCTTCAACCGCTTTCGTAAATGCCTCGACATCTTCTGGGGCGATTTTGTCTCCAGGCTTGTATTTATTTAAAATACTCAAGTCCGAATCTGCTGATTTGCAAGGTTCTTTCGACCTTTCGAGCTCTTCTGGCTCATCCTCAATGATTTCCCAAGACGGGTCAATTTTCGTTCCCGGCTTAATGTCGTTAATATGTACCTTCATTACTCACCTCCCTTATTCCGTCAACTTATTTATATTGACTTTTAAAACTTTCGCTACCGCGCATACCTTTTCAAAGGAAGGGGAAATATCATCCCACTTCGAAATGCTACCTCTTGAGATATTCGCTTCCTCCTCTAATTTATAGAGAGGAATATTTTTTTCTTTTGCAATCTTTGAAACTCTCTCTTTAAGTGTTGAATATTCTTTCAAGTAGCCCCTCCTTTCCACATTTCTATTCTGAAAAAATCACAAAATGATATTGACTAAACTCTGAAAATATTCTATAATCAAGCTACCACACAAAATCACAGAACCGACAAATATTTATATCGCCATTGTTTTGCGATTTTTTCAGAACTCATAATATTATTATACGCGATATTTTCAGTTTGTCAATAGGTTTTTGCGATTTTTTCAGATGTTTTGAAAGGAGCGCAGAATGGACTTAAAAGAACGCATTCAACAGTTGTGCAAACAGAGTAACGTTTCCATGAATAAAGTAGAAACTGACTTGAACTTTGGAAAAGGATATATAAGCAAATTAGGCAAAAGCACACCAAATGTAACAAAGATTCACCAGATTGCTGACTATCTTGGTGTTTCAGTTGATTACTTAATGACCGGGCAAGACCCAGAACCACCTACATTCCCAAATATCTTCCCAATAGAGCTGAAACGATTTCCAATGTTGGGAGAAATCGCTTGTGGAGAGCCAAAATACACAAATGAAGATAGGGAGAGTTATGTCATGGCGGGCACAAACATTAATGCAGACTTCTGCTTAAGGGCCTCCGGTGACAGCATGGTTGGGGCTAGAATTTTAGACGGAGACATAGTATTTATAAGAAAACAGGATATGGTGGAAAACGGAGAGATTGCCGCTGTTGTAGTGAACAACGACAGCGAAGCTACACTGAAACGGCTCTATTACTATCCAGATAAGGGGGTGTTGATTCTGAAACCGGAGAATCCGGCCTATGAGGATCTGATTTTTTCTGGGAACGAATTAAACCAGGTGCATGTTTTAGGCAAAGCAATGGCATTTCAAAGTGATGTAAAATAATATTTTTATTTTATAGGAGAGAAAAATGAGTATAAAGGGGAACGGGCAAACATTATATGTTGGTAAAGAAAAAATAACTATTGAGGAATTTCTGGAACGAGATAAGATATTTTACTATGATGAAATAAAATCTATCGAATACCAATTCGCTGACAATGCAAATTTCGGTTTTATGAGATTTAAACTTAATGATGGTGATATTCATACTTTCATTTTTGGAAAAAAATCAAATGAACCTATGAGCAGAGCTGTAAGTTTCATATCTCAAAAATATGATACTGAAATATTGAAGGAATGTTCAGAAAAAATGGGAAGGAATGAACGCTTTGCGTTATATTCTACACGAAAGAAGATTCTTCCATTTGTTACTTGCTTTGGTTTGGTTTTTGCATTCATGTGGGTTGTATTAGATGGTGGAAATATTTTCGGAAATAAAATAACACTAGAAAAGTACAATCAATGTCAAATAGGAATGACATATGAAGAATGTGTAAAAATTATAGGCGAGGAAGGGGAGCCAATGGTGGAGACAGACATTGCAGACACTAATGCAAGCGCTTATTTGTGGTACGGATATGATATCGGATCAAACGCGAATCTTTATTTTATGAATGGAAAGCTTTATTCCAAAGGACAGTTTGGTCTTAAATAGCAATCAATGTTAAAAACCGCCCCGGCAGCAACCGGAACGGCTTTTAGATAGATTCTCTTACCAGGTTTACCCGGAAAGATAATTCAACTCAACACTTGAATTATACCATCTCCGGCGCGTCCTGGCAAGGGGCGTATTTTTTATACACTTTTTGGGAGGTGGACATATGATATTTTGTTGCTATGGGCGTAAATCTGTGTACTCTGACCGCTCCGACTCCGTGGACAACCAGTTCCGAATGTGCCGGGACTACGTCAACGTCAAGTATTCCGGCCAGGTGGACGACTTCCGGGCCTACTCCGATGAGGATTTTACCGGGGCCAACACCAACCGCCCGGACTTACAGCGGCTTCTGGAGGATATCCGGTCCGGCGCCGCAGATGTCCTTATCGTTTACCAACTGGACAGGCTGTCCAGGGATGTCCGGGATTTTGCCAATATCTACGCCACTCTGGAGGAACACAGGGTAAAATTCGTATCCATCAAAGAAAACATTGACACATCCACACCCATTGGCCGGGCCATGATGTATGTGACTGTAGTATTTGCCCAGATGGAAAGGGAAACTATCGCCGCCAGAGTGACCGACAACATGATCGGCCTGGCCAAAAAAGGCTACTGGGTCGGCGGGAACCCACCTGTCGGATATGTAAGGGACCAGATCATCGTGGACGGGAAAAAGCACTGTGCCATTACGCCGGATCCGGAGGGGGCCCGATATGTGACCTGGATTTTTGACTCGTTTATCCAGTTTGGCGGCAGCATACAAAAGATGGAGACGCAGTTTAAGCACAAAGGCGTACGGACGCAGCGGGGCGGCTTTTTCTCTGCTTCGCAGCTCCACAAAATCTTGACCATGCCATATTGTGCAGAGGCTACACCGGAGGTATACGACTTTTACCAGGCCAAAGGATGTATCATGGACCCGGGATCCCCCCGGGAAAAATGGGACGGCTCCGTCGGTGTCATGGTCTATGGCCGCACCACGGAGAAAAATAAGAAACACGAATTACAGCCCCCAGACCAGTGGAGGGTGTGTCTGGGCGTCCACAAGCCCTTTATGCCAGCCGAAAAGTGGCTTGCGGTACAGGCCCGGTTTGCCCAGAATCAGCGTTTTAAAACCGCTCGCTGGCCGTCTCCTCTCTTAAAAGGCGTGATCCGGTGCAAGTGCGGCGCGCTCATGTCAATCGGCCGCAAGCAAAAAGTAGACGGGTCCGTCTCCTCCGCATATTACTGCCCCAAACGGACACGACAAGGCGCGGATGCCTGTGATATGAGACAGATTAAGTGCGAGATCCTGGATGTAAAGGTCATAAATATCCTCCGCGCAGTCGAGCAAGATAATACCGCCATCCTCCGGTACGTCCAGAAGGACCAGGATACCGCCGCCAGACCGGATCCCAAAAAGATTTCCGGCCAGATAAAATCCTGTGAAGCAAAAATCGAGAAGCTGGCGGCCTCGCTGGCCCTGGCCTCTGGCTCCGCTGCGACAAAATACATCATCGCAGAAATGGAACGGTTTGACCTGGAGATACAGGCCCTAAACCGGGAATATACCATAGCTGCGTCGGAGGAACGGAAACGCTCTGCCGCCCAGGTATCCACACAGGAACGAGCAAAAATCATCAGTGAGAAGATGCGAAACTTTGATGGGTTTACGGCAGCCGAAAGGAATGCAATCGCCCGAGAAGTAATAAAGAAGTGTGTCTGGGACGGGGAGACCCTTTATGTTGAGCTCTAAACCTCTCTTTTTTATATTGCGTCCTTCGCCACGCGGGATAAAAAAAGAAATTTACTCCCTAGGCTTAGGGCAACCACAGTCGCACAAGATGCACAAAAATACTGCCGAAATTTGGGCATTTTGCCACTAGACTTTGGGAGACCACAGTAGTACAATAAGACCATAACAAATGCGATGGAGGTAGTACAAAATGAAAAAATACAATTTATCAGAGATTATGAAAAGAGCATGGGAACTGGTTAAAAAAGCAGGGGCTACAATCTCCGCCGCTTTGAAAGAAGCATGGAAGGAGGCCAAAAATATGGCTGAAAAAATCGAAAACGCTGTCATTGATACCTTTGCATCTTACAACACACGGCGGTATAGCCTCCCTTGGGTATGCAAAATGGATGAGCACGGCAAATACAACTTTAACGAAAAGATCGGAACATACTCTGCCACTCATGGAGAGGAAGGCGAGCTGGTAGTGTTCCACCCGGAAATCGGACAGGTTTATGGCTACGGCCAGAAGGACTACCGCGGGGAATCCTATATCCGATTTGCAAAATGGGACGGGGCAAAATTCGTGGACTGTGACAAGCTGGGAACAATCTAAGGAGAGTGTAAATGACCAATTTAAAAAGGATCCGTGAGGAGAAGGGGTATACCCAACAACGACTGGCACAGGCAGCAAATGTCAGCATAGGATCTATCAAATCCTATGAGCAAGGGCGCAGAAACATTAATCTAGCCAGCGCCGAATTTGTTTATCGGCTGTCCATAGTGCTTGGATGCCGAATCGAAGATTTGATTGAAAAAGAAAATGCTAAGGAGGAACAGGAATGAAAATTAACGGAATTGGAACAGTAAAAAAAGAAGAGGCTATGAAAATCTTAACTGCCGAAGGGAAAAGAGCTGTCAAAGCTGGAGAAATCTCCACGGAAGAGCTGGGAGAAATGTACAAACTTGAAATGGTCAAAAGAGCCAGCCGAATCGGAAGATACCAGGAACTTTTCCGGATCAATTATGATCGGGTCCCGAAAGATATCACTGATAAATTAAATCCGGAAGATATCGCAAGCCTGGTAGATGCTTTTTATCAGTGCTATGGGGATGGAAAGACTGAAGGGGAAAGCCGTTAAGGCATCCCCCTCCTAGTCCTGTCACTGTTGCGTTAACATTAATATTTCAATCCGTGGCCGCCGGAATTGCTGGCAGCTCCAGAACAGCAGCGCATCCGCTGCGTCTGACAAGGTCAGTATACTTGAGTTTGCGTTAAATGTCAACAAAAAGGAGATGAGGGCGGCAATCTGCCGCCTTTTTACATCATCCGGAGGGCTCCCCTCTCGTCCGCCCAGCACCTAATCTCTCCCCGCAGCATGGCTCCATCCGGGCCGAAGGCAAAGACCTCATCACCAATCTGCATGAGCCTGCCTATTACCATTGCACCATCAGAGCCAAGGTAATACCACTTCCCGGCCTTATCCTGCCGCCAGGCGTTGGTGACCATTGTGCCGGCACCATCAAACCAGTACCACCGGCCATCGGGATCCCGGTGCCAGTCATTTCGTATCGGCTCGCCTGTGTCGCCGTGGTAGTATCTCCAGGTCCCGGCCTCCTGGATCCAGCCAGATTTTTTTGCGGGCTCCACCAGGCTCCAGTCCGGGATCCCGTATCCCAGGATCTGGCCGTAGTCTTTGCGGTAGGACTTCCGGCAGACCCCGCCGCCGCTTGGGATGACGCCGGATGCGCCAGACGTGTTGCCCTCGATGGTCTTGACCCGTGTGGACGTCACCTCTGTCACAATCCCAGTATGGTGCGCCCGCTGGCCGTTGGTAAAAAATATCACGGCTCCAGGCTCCGGGGTCTGACTCCACAGGCCTGCCTTTTTAAACTGGGCCACTCCGGTTGGGCAGTAATGGTATAAATCACCGCCCAGGAGCCGCCTGGCGGCCTCCAGGCCAAACGCCTGGACAAATACCTCAGACACATACATTGCGCACCAGGGCTGGCCCTGGAAGTTCTGGCCGGTATGTTCCCGGTAATCCCGGGCAAAGCATGTATAGTTTTTGTTTCCGGCGTTGGCCGTAAAATCGTCCAACTCCCGGTTGCTCTTTTTCTCCAGGTATCCATCCCAGGATTTGGCCTGGTCTATCAATTTTGTAATTTCTTTATTCATTTTTCCTCCAAAATGGTCACAAAAAGGTCTATGGCCGCGTTATTATTAATATAGGGGCCTCTGCACCCGCGCGGTGGTACGCCCATACAATCTCATTCACCTCCGGGGAGCGGGCGGTTATCAGTGTACATTCCATTTTTATGGTCCATGTAATGCTGATTCCCGCCCGCATTGCAATCCCAGGTTACTCAGCTAAATAATAATTTCAAAGCAAGGGATGCTTCTCTGGAAATTGGCCAGGTTGAGCAAGGGGCTTACGTATATCTCCGCAACAAAGTTACAAATAACTTGCTGATGCTTAGGCTTAATGAGGACGATAAAAAACTTGTATTTAATTCTGAAGTTGATGGACAATGGGGGACTGAAACCGAACTCGTTACAAAGTCCGATTTAGTCAAAAAGGCTACAGTAACACTAAATCTATCAGAGGCTGGGACTGCTAGTATACTAGCAGCAAAACTCGGGATTGTAGTCGGTGTCAATACCAATAATACTAATGCGATTTGCGATTTAATATCTATCAATGATGAATGGTATGTTAGATTTAGGGAAATTACTTCTGACGTACCAATTACAGGTCAAGTTACATTAGATTATTGGTATATACCTGTCCAATAGCAGGCTATCTTTCGCAATAATGATAATAGTATTATTGTTTCACCTAAAAAGACGAATAACACAGTTACAATAAACTGGTTCCAGTTTAATTAATTTCTATCCTATAGCTATTACCATGATATGTATAATCCCGTTATACGAACTTCCATCATTTGCATTCCGGGCGTATATTATCAGTTCGTTAGGTCTTACCTGGGCAGTAAAAACAAGATTTTGCACACCCGCCGAACTTCTGTATTCTTGGTTAATACATACAGCACTGTCATATGTTATCCCAGGAAATGAGATCTCCGCGAATCCGTTAGAGAATTGGACATCAGGTTTTTTTAGAACTTTTAAATCGGACTTTAAGGCAGTCGCTTGCCATCCGGTCCAATTATTACCATTGTTGTAGTTCGTATATAATCGGTTGTCTCGCCCCTCAATAGAAATGAACCACGAATTGGCACGATGCATAATATGGGTAACGCAATATCTAGCATTATCATTCGGGAGATCAGCAGTGTCTCCTCCAGTGGATACATTCTCAAATGTGCTCACATTTTTTGCGTAATCTAGCAAAGATCCGTTTATGGCGGTATTGACATTTCGTAAATTATTATTTTATTAATAAGAAATATCCTTTTTAATCCATAGCGATATCACTTCAACTAATGTGTTTTTTAATGGGGACATGTTTTCATCAAAGCATCTAACAATAATTGTTTTTTGGTATACTGTTGGGATTGATAATCTGACATAAACCGAATTTATATATGCTCCAATCAATGAGTATCCTTCTGGTCTATTTATCGTGATATTTCCAGAATCTGATGTATTGCCAGTTGTTTTACGGTGAGTAATTAGATCACCTAAATCGGACTTTGTTACGAGTTCATACACCTCCCAGTGATTCAATGCGTACACAAATTCCTTTGGTCGATCATAATAAGTGATAACCAAAAACGAATTATAATTGCTAAGAGATTGAATTCCCACGGCCAGTGCTCGGCCACCCAAATGGTTCTGAATTTCAACAAGTATCGGCTTATTGGTAACAATAGAGGTTTTAAAATCTTCCAGAGCTGTTTGAATGATTTTATCATCATTGAGACTTCCCGTAACATCTCGATGATAAACATCAAATTTTGACATATTATTATTTAGCTGAGTAACCTGGGATTGCAATGCGGAGATTGCATCGGCGGCTCCGTTGGCTAAATTCGTGACCCGCATGATAGCCTGTTCTGCGTGGTTGAGATGGTCAGCGTCAATGTCCGGCGGCCCATCATTAATGTACTGTGTAGGCACATACGTCTCAATCTTACTCAGCGCGGCGGCCAGGGCGTTCACCACCGGTTCAGATATCTGCGGCGCGGTCAGCGGTTCTCCCTCGAGCGGTAATACGTCTTTTTTATTCTCTTCCATAGTCAATCTCCTTTATGTAAACTGTATAGAGTCAATGGTCATATAATCATCTGGGCGGTTCATCGTTACAAGGAAATACAGATAAATAATCCGGGAATAGGATGAGATATCCACCTCAACCGTATACGGATAAGTCCCTTGTGCGGTCGGAAACCGCTGTTGTTTAAGGAAAATACGGTCCCCAGTGTTTAAACCTGTGTAAGTGGCTCCGGCACTCGCCTTGCTCTGGTATCCCGATATGTCCAGAACCATATTGGTCGATGTTCCAGCTGCATCCCTGTGGTACGTCCCTTTTACCGTCAATTTGCTTTTTGAGGTAATGTCAATCGGAGAATTAAACAAGAAAACAGAATGTTTCCTTCTGGAATCGTTATTTCCGTAAAACTCCATTGCCTTTTTGCCGAGGTTGGGAGACATGATATCCGATGACCCAGAAAATTTAAACGCCATGATAGATTGTCCTGGGGCAAACGTACCACGATAGTAAAAAGTCGCCGGATCCCGGACAATGTATCCCTCCCAGGTGCCAGGCCCTACACCGCCGACATACTCCCCCTTTTTGATATTCTCTGGCTTAAGGTTGGGGATTGATGCAACGATGATATTTCCGGCCATATACATATCCTTTGTGGGGATTTTGATATTTTTTGATGTCGGATTGATCCTCTGCTCTCCCAGGACCTGGATGGACTGCTGCACCTTTCCGCCTGTGTATTTTCCGGCCGGGATAGTCACACGCCCATTTAATGATAGTCCCAGCGTGGGGGCTCCCTGTGTAACCCCGGTCCCTTCCCGTATTGCTTCTGATCCTTGGCCAATAAACGTGGCCCCATCAAAAACATCTGCCTCGTTGGCCGTAAGACCATCAATATCTACATTCTGATTTACAAGCTGTATTAATGCTTCCGCCATATTCTACCCCTCATCTACAAATCCCTGGTACGTCCCGGTGATGTCTGCGATTACGACGCCATCCTTTATCACCTCCGGTCGGAGGTTTTCAATACTCTGGACGTATGTGTCCGATGTGTAATAAGTGCCAGCCGTTTGCACAGTCTGGCCCCCGGCGGTGGGGTTGATCGACAGCCCCTGTGATGTCGGGATCCCGGACTGAGATACCACGTCCTCCCCGGTATGATATCCGGGTTTGATGGCATAGGACTCATTGATTCCCAGTTTTACATCCACTTTGGGGACCGTGGCAAGCGTTCCGGTCTGTACGTCATCGCTCCCAGCGCCCAGGAATTTCTTCCCGCTTTTTACACTTCCGGGAGTCGCGGTGACCTCCGCCGGGTCAAACCCGCTCCCGCTTTGCATCAGTAAACATTCCATTTTTACTCCCCCTTAACCGATACGCTAAAGTCGGCAGCCGGCTTTTTCTCGTAGCAGTAAAATGTGATGGATCCGTTTCCGGTAACAGCCCGGTCCAGATATCCGAATGCCTTTCGCATCGCTTTCACAGCTGCTGCGCCTGGGCTGCCAGAGATATACAAGGCGATCACTGGGCTGTCCTCCGCTGTAACACCGGATACCGTTACTGTCTGCGTGTATGGGGCCGAAGTGCTCCATTTTGATGCGGGCAGTGTCACTGTTTTTACCGCCTTAATGGCTCCAACATCATTTGTCAATCCAGTTACCTGTCTGTTTACCTTTTCTTTAAATTTGGCATTGTCCTGTTTTACCGCCTCAAATCCGGCCGATGTTTCATTCACCACTTTATTCGTGGCATTAATATCGTCCGCATTAAATATATCTCCGACTTTGTTGTAGACCGTCACATCATCCAGGCTGATAGTCCCGTCTGAGTTGTTAGTCAGATTGTATTTTCTCTTGCCGGAGAAAACGTCATTCTGGTAGTTGGTTTTTAAGGCCATGTTTCCCTCCTGTTTCCCAGTGCCCGGGTCCCTATCCGGAATCCCAGATGATGGTGGCCGGGCTCTATCTTATCCACAAGCGTCCCCAGATCATACAGTATTTTTTCTATCGCATTCGCCTGGTATATGGACGTGTAGGTGATTCGGTCCGGCGTAAGTGGCGTACTGGAAGGGGTGTAATATGCGTTGCGGATCGCCTGGATATTATTCCGGAGCCGGACCATATCAGCCTCTGTCCGGAAATCATCCATCTTCCAGGCATCTCTCCTTACAATCGTATTCCGGTATCCCATGTGGTTAAGGGTTTCCGATATCTGCCACACCGCATTTTCCACCCGGTTAAGGTCGTCGTATGCGATGTATGCCTTTTTTGTCATCTGGTCTACGTCTGCCTGGACCCGGTCAAATATTAATGGGTCAATAAATCTACTCATGGATTACCACCCTCGCTTTTATCTCTTTTGTGAAGCTGTAATCTATGCTCTCCAGGGTTCCGGTACGCTTGCCGTCATAGCCGGTATCAGCGCTCACTACCTCGCCCAGAACACGGTTTTTCAGCAGCACATCGCCAACCACACTCTCCGCCCGCTGATAATACGCATAGACCCTGTTAATCACAGCTTCTGCGTTCCCGGAATGCACCAGAGTGGCATCTGTAATCTCCTTGATATTTCGGTTATATACAATATCTGGATTGTCCCTGGTAAGCTGATTCGTAAGGTGGTTGTACTTCTTTCCCTTAAGCGTTACCGTGCCACCGGTGCCGGTGATAACTGCGTAATTTGCGCCGCTGCTCTTGATCGTGCCGCCAGTGATGGTCAGATGGTGGTGTGGGTCCCCAAAGACGATCTCGGCGGTACCGGACAGAGTGTCATTGTACAGCTCCTCTTCTTCGCTTGATTCCTGGTAGCTGTGTACAGTAAGCCGGATCCCAGTCACGATGTCACTGTGCTCCAACGTGAGGCCCGTGAATGTATCATCACCGGAAAACTCAGCCGTTACTTCCGTCTGCTGCGGATATATGGATACATGATCCGAATTACTGGTATCTACCACCGCACCAATGGCAAAAGCAATCTGCACAAGAGCATTACGCTTTGTGGTATACGGTATGTACCCGGTCAATGTGGTGTTTGCATACGCTGTATCCAGATAATAATTAAAATCCTCTCCGCCAAAGATCTCTTGAATTACATCAGCTACTTTCTGCCCGGAATAAATCCCGCCCGGATATTCGTTACCATCCAGGATCCCGACAGCGTCATGTGAATCCATGTAGTAGTCGGTCTTGTTTTTCCTGGCCCCGTTCTTCAAATAGAAATTTCCGAGTAACTTCCCATCAAAATACAGGCCGAGCCTCTGCTTTTTCTGCAAATCAAAGGGGATATTACTCTTTGTTCGGACGGTAAAGGACAGTGTATTTACGCTGATATTTTCTGATATGGCGTTGATTTCCTGGAGGCACTCTGTCTGGAGCAGCTCGTCGTCCAGAAAGTCTCTGTAAATGCCATAGTCAATCCTGGTCAAAAAGACCGGGCGGTACGGCCTGGATGTCGTTTTGAACGTCAGTATAATGCGGTTATACGACCGCACATAATTGCTGCAAAAATACCGCACATCATCGGCCACAAAGTCCTTTTCGCTCAGCAGAGTGGTCCCATCGTACCACTTGATATTGATATCTTTGGCGTAGTCTCCAGACATCATGTTAAAGGTGAGAAGGATACCTACACTGGAGAATTTTCCGTTGAATGAGATGGTCAGTGCCGGATACTCCATACGCCAGGACTCTGTTTTGACCGGATAAAGAAGGATTCTTGGGTACAAGCCGGAATGGGGCCGGAGCCCCGCCCTGGAGAAGTTGTATGCCAGGTTCCCGTTCTCGTCCGAATACTCGGCACTGACATATCCATAATCCGCTGGCTTGTCTGGAAAGTTGATATACTGCCCGTTAAGGAGAGAAAATCCAGGATAACACAGGGCGTATCCGGGATAGGAGAGATCGTCCCGGCGGAGGTCCGGGAACTCTCTCTCTATCGTTGTTTTGGCCGGATACAGGCCCTTACGGGGATACAATCCCTTGTGGGGATACAATCCAGCCTTGACTACCTGTGGGGTACTGTTTTCCTTGGCATATGGGGCCACATCATCGTATACAATTTTTATCCCCTCTCCGGCTTTCGGCGGGTCCCTGTCTACAATTTTAAAAAACATCTACGGCCTCCTCTGCGGCTCCATTGCAGTAAACGTGACGGACAGCCCGCTCCAGCGGTTTTTCTGCCCGTCTGGTGCCTTCTGGTTGATTCTGAGACCATCTTCTCCGCTGGTAACATAGGCGGAAAATGACAACGTTTCCTGGCCGTATGGGAATTCCAGTTCATGAGATTCTGTCGGGGAGGAGATGATCTCGTAAAAGGTATCATAGTCTGCCGGATTGCTTCTTTCCGGGTCGATTTTTAGGGTGTAATTGTAAAAGGTCCCGATAATGTCCCGGTGCATCCGGTAGGACTGGACACGGCCAGAATTTTCCGTGTCCGTTACCGCAAATGACCGTTTAAGCTCTGTTACCCAGAGTCTCAGATTAAGCCCATCAATGGTAAATACCGTGTTATCCATTCGTCACCATCCTTACACCTACACGCTGCTTCTCCTGGTTATTGGCCTTGTACACAGCCCGGGCAAAGCGTTGCCCGTCAAGTACCAGTTCGATGTTGATATCTCGTTCTCCCGCACCAAATCCGCTCTCAGAGAGCGCTTCTTTTAACGCCTGTTTCATCGTGGATAGCGGCGATACCACCTCAGTCTCACGCTTGTTATCTCCCAGGATAGCCGCAAACTCTCCGGCTCTGGGCGGTACTACCGTTCCAGTGGCCAGGCGGGGCATCTTATAGGGGATTGTGGAATAAGTATCAAGGGAATATCCAGAACGTGAATATGAGGCACTTCTGCTGCTGGCTCCCGATGATATTCCGGCTATCGAAAGCCCGGCTATGGCCGCTATAGAACCAGCGATTGCCAATGTTGCATAGTCGTGCATAAATGCGGCGGCGGCAGCAACTACCAAAGCGATGGCCCCGGCCACAGCAATAATTTTTGTTGCCACTCTTTCATCTGGAGTCATTTTATCCCATGCCCTGGATACCATAGATGCCAATTCATAGATTGCTTTAAATACAACAAGGACCGCCCCTATTTTTATTGCCAGAGTTCCCATTGAGCTGGAAAAGAATGTTGTAGCCGCCCTTGCGGCGGAACAAATCCCGTTCCACGCTTGTGTAGCAAGAGTTAAAGCCTTCTGAGCTGCTACCTCCGCCCATTTTGCTGCTGTTGACTTAATAAACTGTGCTGTATGCTTAACAACCTCAGATGTTGCCTTGACTATATTGGTCAAAAAATCTTTTGCATATAAAGCATTGAGATACGCCGTTTCCGCCGAATCCTTGATTTTAGCCAAAGTTGATCCAGCAACAGCCTTTGTAATGTTTTCCAGTGCTTTTACAACACCGCCAGACTGCTGTATAAATGAAAGCATCTCTGTTATTTTCCAGGCCGCAAAAAAGGCAGCCACTGTTATTGCTCCAGTTTGTACTACTGATTGATTTTCGGAAATCCATCCAGAGAACCTTTCCAAACATTCTGTAATTTTTTTAAGTGCTGCAATTATCACTGATCCTGTCCACTGCCCTAATGGCTTAAGGAAATTATCCCATAGCCACATTCCTAAAGGTTTCAAAGCCTCAAGTACGCTATGTACTACCCTTAATGCGGCAGCAATCAAATTAAACGCTTCTGGAAGAGCTTGTTCCACTCCCCATGCAGCGATAGGCAACAGAACCTCATTAAGCATCCACAATAAATTATCTCCAACATCCGAAACAATCGGCCTTATGGCGATCAATACATTGTCAAAACTCCTTAGAAGCGGGGTAAAGTCAAGATCCGCAGACCATTCTTTAAGGCTTTCTGATGCGGCCCTAAAGAAGCCGGTTATTTCGAGTATAATGTCTCCTAAATGTCGGAGTATACTTGTTCCAGTTCCTCCGGATACCCAGGCCTTATCAAAATTTGTGATTAAGTTAGCGACTGTATCCACAAGATTTGAAAACGTAACCAGCAAATCATCTGTGATGGCCTTGCCATATCCTTCAGCATTCCACACTTGCATAAATGATGCGCCTACATCACCAGCAAGCTGTTTGATTGCGGAGAAGAGATTTTTTACAGATGATAAAACCTGTGGACCATTTTCTTCCCACGATTGTTTAAGCGGCGCAAATAATTGTCCGAATGTTTCTTTGATTGTGTCGGCTTGAACCTTTATACCGTTGGATACTTCCTCGGTAACAAACATATCTTCCGGCTTTAATTCGTTTTTATCCTTATCCTTGTCTTTCTTTTTCTGTGTGAGCTGGATAAGCTGGTCAAAAGGAGCCAGGCTTTTTTCTGTCGCATCCGCCGCCTCTTCGGTTTCGTTCTTTGTCTTGTCAAGGCTATCTGCATAATCTTGCTGTACTTTTACCGCTTTAACAAACGTATCCTTCCCGGTAAGGGCTGCCAGGAGCTGCGCCGTCCAGGTTACAGCCTGGGATAAAAGATTGATAAACTGGGCAAGGGCCGGAGCCACGAACTCTATAAGCGGGCTAAACGCCGTTGCAAACGCATTTTTAAGCTGAGTCACAGCCGACAACAGCAGCGACAGGGCCAGGTTTGTATCATCCGAATACTGCGCCAGGTTGTCCATCCCTTCTTTAAGCCCGGCTGTGACCATAGATATTGCCCGGAATACGGTGCTAAAGAGAATGGATGTTGCAAGCATACGCCCTATGCTGTATTGGGCTTTTTTAGCATTTTTTCCCGTACTTCTTAGTTCATTATTGAATTTTTTTCCACTCTTTTGCGCCTTTTTCTGGCTGTTATCTATTCCCCTCAGTCTTTCTTTATACTTATTCAGTTCGTCCTCTACTTTTGCAAATGTCGTACCCAGAATAGCGCTTGTATTCGCCAGTTTCTGACTTTCCTTTTCATATCTGACAGACATTTGAGAAAACTTATCAGTATCCTTGCCCAAAGTGAAAGCCTTTCCACTGGAAACGAGCTGTTTTTTTCTTTCGTTAGCCTCATCCAACTGCCGGCTTAACCGTTCAATATCATATTCCATTCCCGCAAAAGCACGGCTCTTTATATTTCCTCCAGTTTCGTAGAATTTTATCTGACGTTCTATTGCGCGATCCAGTGCTTGACTTATTTTCTGGATTTCTTTTTCGGCATTTGAATATTCTTGTGTAGGAATCTTGGTTTCTCCATAGAGAGCCATCTCTTCTTCCAGCTGTTTCAGTTTTTTTTCGTTTTGAGCATAAGCAGAATTCAACTTGACAAATTGATTTACCTGGCGCTGAAGTGCAATCTTGGATGTAGTGCTCAAATCTTGGATGGCTTGAGCCATTCTCCTTATTTCCTGTTCTGCGTCATGAGATCCAGCTTCTAGTCCATTTGTATTCAATTTTGTGTCAATTACAACGGTTCCATCCGGCTTCAAAATTACTCACCTCGCCTCAATAACTCAGCGAAAAACTCATAGTCTCCCTGTGTTCCGTTTGCGGCTCCTTTAAGCTCGCAAAGTTTCTGATTATTCCTCAAAAATTCCTGTTCCCACTTCTCCAGTTTCTTGCCCTTTACTAATTTCTGCCGTATGGAAAGCACCTGGGAAAAAAGTCCGTCGTCAATCTCCATAAACCAGCCGTAAAACGTCCACCAGTGTATCGTCTGGCGGCCCCTGGTCTCGAATCCGGCGATTTTATTGACCGCAGGGAAGATTATCCCGGCATCCTGTTCCCAGTCCATTGTGCGGGCTGTGGGCTGTTCCTCTTCCCGTGTGATTCCACAGTCGATAAACCATCTGGCGGCCTCAGCGGCTTCTTCCAGTGCCTCTGGCGGAGGCAGGACCGGATAATACAGGATCTCTATCATGGCCTGGGTCTTTTCTTTTTCGTTCAGCTCGTCATCGCTAAACGCTGTCAAGATGTCCAGTACCGCCCGGAAATCCTCCCGTATCTCATAGTCCACGCCTCCCACGTTAAGGCTATACGGCAGATCCCAGGCCGCCACTACTTTGTCGGGAACGGGTATTTCCCCGGTCCCGCATGGTATTTCTCGGTATATTTTGATGCTTTACTCTGCATGGCTTCAAAGCTTTTTCCTGTTGCCTCTTCAACGATTTTCTGGACACTTTTTAAAATCACCAGTGCCCATGTCTCTCCATTTTCAAGCGGCGTGAACGGACTTGCGACATCAAACAGGCCGGAAGTGTCGGCCTTGAAAAGCTCGTCAAAACGCTCCTTTAATTCAGCGGCATATCTATTTTTAAGAGCCACAGCCTCATCTTCCGAGAGCTTATCTCTCTCGACCTTTTCCAGTTCATCACGCATTTTTTCAAACACCACAGACGCCTCTCGGTATCTCTCGATGATATCAATGTCCGTGGGGACAAACCGCAGAGTGGCTAACGCCTCTCCGTGCTGGTCCACGAAGTCGTAATATTTTACTGGGCTCTCAATACTTACTTTGATATTTTCCATGCTCCCTCCTTATAATGCCATTGCAGCTGCGGCGTCCGACGTAAATGCCATCGTGGCCGGGTCTACTACTCCCAGGATCCTGTCCCCAACGTAGTGCACGGTATGGGTTGCAGATACGCCCTTAAGGCCGCCAGCAAAGTCACCCAGTTCCACCACGCCCTCCTGGATCCAGGCACGCATTTTTTTGCTCTCATCAGTTTTGTATCTCTTTACACAGAGATATTTGAGGTGCAGATCCGACAGTGTAGCCCTGTTCTCCATCAGCTCGTCAATCTTCTGTGCGTACTTGCTTTCGCCAGACACATTCAGCGGGTCTACTGTCATACTCTCGGCGTATCCGGTGATGTCATAGTTGTTGTTACCCAGTACGTCCTGGCTCTCCTCGGTTTCTGCGTTCATGGAAATCGGCATATCCTCCACGCCTTTTCCGATGATCTCCAGATTTTCCTTGCCTGTTACATTGTCGGATCCGTCAACGATCCAGAACACCATAAAATCTTTTCTTTTTGCCTCTCCGGCAGCATAGGTCCATTTCGCCATTTTCTTAATCTCCTATCTCTCAAATTCGTTTGTGTATGATACAGTTATTGGGAGCAGCCAGTCCTGTACACCGTTCTCCTGTGGGTCTGTCCCGTAAGAGTTGTCCCGAGTCACCTTCGTGATTTTTCTGCCCCCGGACAAATCCGGGTAGCGGTCCAACTTGTATTTGTATTCGCCAATGGTTACAGGTTCCTGGCATATCCATTTCCCCAATGTGTCCAGGAACTCCTGTATGCTCATTTTCTGGCGCTCTTTGGCGCTCCCAGAAGCCCTGTACACTACATAAAAAGGATACTGGCATGTCTGATGGACACCGCCCAAAACATCCTCTGTCTCGGCGTATACAAGCGCTCCTGTGTCATTTGAGAAGGCAATACCGCTTTCCTCTCCCAGTTCCTCAAACATTACTTCTTCGTCCGGGTATAGGCCCGGGAAATAGTTTAAGAGCGACTTAATCATCTCTGTAAGGACATCATATCCCCCGGCATCCTTCCCGATGGGTTTCAATTCGTTATCCACGTTTACCACCTCCCGCTGTCTCCTTCACGCCACGCACCCACTTTTTACCGTCTTTTTTCTTGGCCGCATCAAACCAGTGGAATTGCGCTTTGGGATGTGCCTGTTTTGTATAGGACAACAGTTCCCTGGCCCTTGTCTTTCCGCCATACTGACTGACAAGTACTTTCTTTTCTCCCTTTTTGGCATATGTGCTTCCAGTGGAAGGGCTTACCATCGTTTTCCCCTCATATAAAAATCTGCCTTGCGGGCCATAAGCTGCATATACTTCTCCGGATCCCTGTATGGCTGCGCTGGCCGCTCTGGTTGCGTTAATAAAGCTCCCAGTAATCATCGGCATAAACGGAACCATACTGCTCATCACCGCGCCGTCAAGCTGATATTGCGCCCGCCGGAACTGCTCTTCAAATCGGCTCATGTCCAGCGTTACCCGGATATCTCCGTCAACCACGGAAAATCCATTAAAATGCTTTATCTTGCTTCTCGCCATAGCGTCACCTACGCAATCATCTTTGCGCTGTTTTCCTGGATAAACACCTTAATCTGATCGTATCCCCAGCCGCAGCTTATAAGGCTGCTTACCAGCATTTCCATAGTTTCTATCTGCTTCAATTCATCCGATGTTATATATTCCCTTATGCTTTCCTTCCCTTTTACTCCGTACTGATCCTGGAGCTCTTTCATACTCTTGCCAAAAATGGTTTTATAAATCAGTTTGGTGTAATTGGGGTACATAACCTTCTTGTGTGGACTGTCAGTCACCTTCATTTTGATGGTATCAGTCAAAATATGACGGACGATAATTCCCTTGTCCCTTTCAATCTGCCATTGCTGCCGCTCTGTATAAATGCGTTTCAGTTCAGATTCCATTGCGTTAAAGGCTTCTATATATTTTAATTTCCACTTCAAAGCCTTTTCGCCAGTAAATCCCATTGCCAACAAAGAAAAGCCATCCCTTGTCACAAGATATTCTTTATACTTGCGTCCGTTTTCTCCGACATATTCTGACCCAATGAAATAATTTTCAACGTGGGGATTTCCACCTTGAATTAGCATCGGTATGATTCCTTTGTTTTTAACCTCCAAACCTTCTGCTCTTTCGGTATCTGATGTTCGGCCTTCGATTGCATATATTACTTCTCTATGGGTTTTCTCAAAATCCTCTGCAATTTGACGTGTTGATGCTGTCAATACTTCTTCATATCTTTTCCCTGTAATCTCTACTAACATAAACTCCATCCTTTCTATGCGCTTATTTTCCTAGTAGTTCAAAGTGTGGGATCACCTTGTACGGGCCGCCCACAGATGAAATCAGATAAACAAAATCCTTTTCGGCGTTCATGAAGGCGTAAAATCCCTCATACCGCCGATCCGTATAATCCGCATCATCAACGGGGCCGTCTCCGTCCCATGCACCCGCCATGAAAAAATCCGTGGTGGGGTTGAATGTGATACTGTCGTCCAACAGGTCATTCACCTGTTTCCGCCATTCCTTCGGCGGCAGCCACGGCAGTTCCTTCCCGGAGGCATCAACCACCACTCTTTTCCCATCTTTATACACATATGGAATGTGTAGCTGTGCATTATCGGTGCTGTCGGGGCCGTACAGCTTCATGATCTGCCCCCGGTCCGTCTCCAGATGCACCCCGGAAAGCACATGAGGATACCAGATGGCGGCAGTGCTGGATTCGTAAAAATTGAATATTGTCACTGTGTCGCTATGCATGGTATCCCCTCCTTATCGGCGCACCCATTTTTTCGCTTTTCCATCCCACTTAAATCCTCGGTCCTTGATTTCCGAGCGGAGATCATAAGTCTGACCAGATACAGATTGCACACGGTCCCAATTAACACCAAAAACATCTCCATTTTCAGCTCCGGCTTTCAGTTTGTAACTGAGATACTCGGTTTTATTGGTTTTTGCCGTCTTTTCTCTTTTCTCTGGGGTAGCATACTCAAACGATAATTCTCCGTTACCATTATCTTTTGCTTCGAGGACCGTGTCCTTATAGTAGCCTCCAGAGTATCCACCCGACGATCTGTAAACCGTTTCGATAGTTCTCGTTTTTGCGCTTCTGTCGATCACTCCAGAATTGCTCATTCCACTACTTCCGCCTCTACCACCCATTGCATTTCGCCTCCTTAAACTTCTCATGAAATGCTTTTATCCTCACAATATTCCCCATGCACTCATCCGGCACGGAGCCGTAAAAGATAATGGTTTCCGGGTGTAATCGCCGCACCATCTCCTCATATCCCGCCAGAAACAGTGCTTTCTTTTCCTTGCTGTTCATACAGCCGACAGAAGACACCGCCACGACGGCACCCTCTGGTTCTCCGTCAAAACACCATTCAAAGGAATCTGGTGTACTCCATGAGATGGTCGGGATAACCTGTATTCCTACCTCTTGCAGGTATGCGCCGCACCAGTGTTTCCGGTAATGGTTATATATCTGCATAGCTTTGGGAAAGTCAGTGTATGTGGAGAAGTCCGGGGACATTACATAGCGGAATTTCTGCAACATCGGTATGTATCGGTCAATGCACGTCCATAACCTTAGGAAAATATAATCATCAAGGAAGAAATGGACGCCCTTTTCAGATGGATTTTTACAGGATTTCGCATAATTGAATCCAATCCAGTCACAGCCGCCTTCATAGGCTGTTGGCTCTATCTGCGGTATGCCGTACTCCCCCACTCCATCAAATATCCGACGTTCCAGGTTGTCATAGTTCCGGCTGTTTCGGTAGTTCATGTGCTACTCCATCTTTTTAAATCTGTTCCATAATTCCGCAAATTTCTCCCAGCCATACATCGCCACAAAGGCGACCAGAAATCCCGCCAGAACCGCCGCCAGGATCATGTACCACAAAATCGTCTGCTGGATGTACTGCATATACGCCACAAAGGCGGTCACTGTCATTCCGATGGACAGGACAAACACCAGGATATCTGTCGGGATCTTGGCAAGGACGCCTACACCCTTAAACACCTGTGTAATGACCGACACCATGAACGCCAGTGCGCCGATAACCGCCAGAATGGTGGTCATGTTCGCAAACAATGTTTCCATTTACTTTCCTTTCCGGAATCAGAGTAAGTCCAATTCCTTGAATACTTTGAAAATCTTCGGGGACTGAATAGCAAACCAGTCCACCACGGTTTCTTCAATTCCGATTGTTTTGTGTTCAAAGTTGTTGGACAGCCCGGATTCCTCCATAAACGCATGAATGATTTCATGCCGGAGACAGGTTTTCTGATAGTCCCTCAGATTTCCTTTCGCTCCAACCTGTCCCTCGCTTTTTTTCATATCGTCCACAACGATTTCCTTTGTCGAGGAATCGCAGTATCCGTCAAGCCCTTCCAGTGAAGGATATTTTTCCTCATTACCAAACTTTATTTCATATTCGGTTCCAAGGATATTCACTTTACAATCCTGCATATAGCAGTAACACTCCCTCGTCGGTTCTTACCCCCGTCAAATACAGCCTTGCCGTATCCTCCAGGTTTTTATTGGTTGCCTGTGCATCCCCCGTCGCCTGGTAGACCGTGCTCCATGCTTTCGCGCCGTTTGCCATTTCGGACGGTGAGGCATAGGAGATTGATTCGGAGCCAGCAGAGCGGGATGTCACTACTCCCTCCGCAGCACCGGGCCCGCCAGATGATGTCCCTCCAGCGGCCGCAGACAGCGCTTGTTTATCTGCCAGCTCCAGTTGATATAGCTTGTCGCAGACCGCGCACACGGCCTTCTGCACCCTTGTCGCCGCCCTTTCGTTGGACGGTAAGCCGTCAGCCAATCGGTCAAAGGTTATAGTGTCCAGAAAGTCACTGGCGCGGTCTGCGATACGGTCAAAGTCCTCCGCCGGGACGACATTTCCGTGATAGGTCTGCTCGTAAAATGTAAACGTGGTGTATGCCATCCCGTCAGCCTCCTTATCTCTTACTCTTCCGTCTCGTTTCCCCGGAAAGTGGTTCGCCGTCAGTATTTAGGGGTGTACTGGCGGCCATCAACCCCCCGCGCTTACAGTGATTTTTGCGATACCATCCAGGTACTCCGCAAACAGCACAAGGCCGGTGATCGCAAACGCCTCGGACACAGCTGTGTTATAGTTGCCCTGCGTATGGAAGCCGATTAGATTAGTCTCGCCGCTGGTGGTGTACACAAGGCCGGCTTTTGCGAAATCGCTCTCGTTGGGGTCGATGTAGTACATCACGATGTTTTCCACCGGTGTGGCGATCACCGTATCCGCCGGGATCTCGCTGTCGGAAAGAAGGAAAATTGTGTTGAATCCCATGAAATCCTTAAGATACTGGAATCCAAACTGGTTCTGGATCGTGATGTTCGCAGCACCCAGGTACTTATACACGTCAAGGATGTTCACAAAGCCGACAACCCCGGTGATGTTCCGGTGCATCTGCTTAAACTTGTTCTCAACCTTGCCTTTTGCCATCGCCAGAGCCATCTGGAAGGTGGTTTCCGTGGAGGTGAGCGTTCCGGTTTTCAGATAGTCATAAAACTTCTTCGTCACGCCCGCCTGGAGCTGATACAGGAATTCGTCGTCAGTCATCTGGACGGCGTTCTCATAGCCGTGGTCTTTGATTGCCTCGATGGAAACAGCCTTCGCATACTTCTCGATGGTCATTTCCTGGTACTTCTTTTCTTTTACGGTAAATTTGCTGTAAGGGATTTCCTCACCCTCTGCTACCGCACCGTTTTCGAGCGTGCCCTCGGCGTATTTGCTCTTAAGCACTGCACCGGGCTGCTTTTTAATGGGGCGCATAATCCCCAGAATGTCCCGCAGATGCTGCCAGTTGCGCTCGAATCTGGTTACAAAATCCAGCTCTCTGGCAGTCACCTGGACATCCGCTGTTTTGATCAAATTTTCTTTTGCTGGCATAAAAAAAAGTCCTTTCTACCCATAGCTTTCAAAAGGTGTGTAGGTTAGCGACACGCTCCAATCGCGTGCCGGTGTCGAATTGAATTATTCGGTTTTTCCGAACAGATGAAGGTTATTGGCGATAGCCGCCTGGCGCTCGCTGGTGTCTTTGATCGCTTCAATCTGCTCCTTTGTCATATTTCCGCCCTGGTTCTGCTTGCCGATTGGCTGTGTAAATCTTGCCGCATTCTGCTGGGCCTTGATCTGCTCGTCATCGACAAACGCCGAAGCATCCTTTTCCTTCATTTGGGCAATAAGGTCATTCAGTCCGAGAATCTTTCCATCCTTCAGTTTCAGCCCAGCATCCTTGACCTCCGTCATGATGGCTCTTTTCGCTGCCTCACTGGAAAATTTGATTCCTTCAAACTCTGTTTTCAGAGCGTCCGCAAAATCCCTTTCATACAGCTTAGCTTGTGCATCCTTCTCGGCATCCTCGGCCTTCTTTTTCCAGTCAGATAGTTCCCTCTGCATAGTGTCGAGGTCAACACCTTCAAAGCCTTTCAGAGTGGTTTCTGCCGTCTCGGCCTTCGCCTTCCAGGTGTCCCGGTCGGTCTCAACCTTTCCCAGCTTCTTTTCATGTTCAGCTTTCGTGATGTAATTCTCTGCCACCTTTTTTGTAAGGTTTTCTTTCTTGTCTGCCGGAACTTCAATTCCCAGTTCTGTCAAAATCGCTTCGATATTCTGCATTCTTATCCTCCTAAACGTGATTAATTAACCGCCCGTCAGCGGTATGGATTAAGCCCGATAAACCACGGGCGAGGTAGTTGGGAAAAGAGGAATCGAACCTCTGGCACGCGGCTTATAAGGCCGCCGCTCTACCTACTGAGCTATTTCCCAAAAACGCCCGGGGGTAGCGAACCGGGCGAAAAGCGTAATGATCGGCGCCGTCTCAACAATGCGCCTACATCGTGTGCCGGGACTCGAACCCGGCTGTATGCCTTTCACGATTGCTGGAATTACATTGAGAATGAAGAGTCCCACGATTGCATTTCGCGGGATTGCACACAGACGGAATCGAACCGCATTTTCAACCTTCCGTTAAGGCTGTGCGCAACTCATCTGAAAGGAGGTATGTAACAAATATTGGAAAAGTATGGCTTGCGCGGGGTTATGCAAATCCATACTATAAATGTCATATTGCTTCCTTGATACTATTTTACCACATTTTCCATTTTTACCTCTCAGCACGTTTTTTCGTTTTCAAAAAGCGGTGAGTCTCCCCACCGCCCTCATTTACATCATCTTACGCAGTTTGTCCACATAACGAGAGATGGTCTCCCTCTCTTCTCTGCAATCTGAATCCCGACTCATATCTCCCAGCTCCTCGGTCAAAGCATCCATATGCTCCTCTAGGGCGGCCAGCATACGCCGCTTGCAGTCCTCGGATTTACCATTACGGTAAGACTGTTTGCTGTCCATATACTCAGCATACGGGTCGTTGGCACCATTGGCCCGGCTGTAATGTCCTCTTACATAATGCTCGCCACGGCGGGCGTAAGAGGACCCGTTTTCATAGTCCGGCATGGTTCTTCCGTCCTCCCGGCTGTACCGTCCCATACTGTCACGTTTCCGTCTCTCGCTGTAATCGCTCTGGCCACGGCTGCCTTCCATCTCGTCAAGGACCGCATTGTAATAGCCCTCTTTGCATTTCCAGTATTCGACGTTCTCCATGTCCTTCAGCATGTCGATAAGTTTGTATGCGGTTTCAAGGTTCCCTGTGTTCAGACCCTTTTCCGCGATTTTATCCAGTTCCTCCCGGATATTCTGCATTAATTTATAACTCATGGTCTGCCCTCCTTAACCGCATACCCGGACAGCTGTAATGTTCGGGTTGTCTACCAGGACCGGAATCGTTCCGGCGTTTTTAACGGAAACGTTTTCGCAGCATCCGCAGAACACGTCAACGTATGTCTGGGACGATACATTAAAATACTGTTCTACGGCTGCCGGAGTAGCGCGCATGACCGTCCCGCCGAGGATTTCTCCGTCTCTGGCGATTCCCAGGGCCACTTCTCCTACCGTTTCTCCGGTCGGTACTGCGACATTACCGGAAAATGTAACCAGATATCTACCGGGCTTCGCAAGCGTGATCTGTGCGCTCCCGGCCCTGTGCCTTTCTGCACATCCGCCCTTTGTGGCAACCACCGAAAACGGGATTGACTGTCCCACCGGCACAGTGACTGGCGCTGTATTTACTAACTCAATCATAATATTCTCCCTTCTGCGCAAAAGGACAGGCTTTGCGGCCTGTCCATCTGCGTAATAACGGCATCAGCCGAACATCCAGAACCATTTTGTTGATGTCAACAAGATGGTCTGAAAGAAACTCCGTATGCAGTTTTAGCATCCGCATCCTGTATTACAACCACATCCGCCGCCAAAGCTAAAGCCTGTCGGGTTGATGATGGATGTATACGGGGACATTACCGGATAAGAGGGTACCGGTGTAGGTCTCAGCGCGTTGATAATGCTATTGGTCTGTGCATTGTTGGACAGCTGGAGCTGTGCGGACTGTAACTCAGTCTGTAAGGACTGGATCTTGTCCTGCGTGAACAGATCAATGATACGCTGGGTACCGGCATTCTGCGCCTCGATCACATCGCGGAATCCGTTGTTTACGGTATTCTGGAGGATGTTGGTCTGGGCTGCCATATTGTAGTTTACGCCAGCGATTGCCTCTCTGGTGTCGCAGCAACACTGCTGCATCTGATAACCCAGATTGGACAGATTCGCATTTACACCAGCAAGGCCGTTGCAAAGCTGTCCGGAAAGATTCTGGATACCGTTTTCGATTCCCTGTGTGGACAGTGCTGCGTCGATATCAGCGCGGGTCGCATATCCCTGGAATGCCGGAGAGTTTGC